CAATCAGAAGCATTTGCTGAGATTGGTGGTCAGTTGCTTGAGATTACAGAGCAGGAGATGCCAGGGGAAGATAATAAAAAAGATGATGATATGAAAGATAAGCAACTGCGTCACTCTAGACAGATGATGAGAAAGCGTCAGATGCTTGACAAGCAGAGACTGCAGATGCAGAAGCAAGGCAAACTCCCTATGGGTCATAGTGAGGAAGTTGATTATCAGGCAGAAGGATGTGACTGTGATGATAAGATGAAGGATGCACCTTCTATCAAGGATGCAAAACCACAAAAGAAAACTAATGTCAAGTATGATCCTGATATGAAATTGATGGCACCCACCATCAAGAAAGAATCACATGAGCCAGGTAAACCTGCTGAGAAACTTGGAGCTGTAACTGGTATTCCTAAACAGCAGCAGATGGATGCTAAGGCAAGACTACTTGCCAAGGCAAAGGCAAAGAGAGATGCAAGATTGAAGATGAAGGAAGAGACAGAAGATTCTCTGAGAGATAGAAGAATGGAGAGAGGTGGTGTTGATGGTAATGTAGATTACAGAAGAGCACCTAAGAATACCAACAATTCAGGTAAGAAAAAACCATCTGGTATGTCAGCATTTGAAAAGGTCAAGGCAGACATTATTAAGAAGCATGGTAAAGGTGCTATCATAGAACCTAAAAAGTAATGCCAGTAGATATTAAGAAGGATGGCATGGGTACTGTCATCAAAGATTTCTATAAATCTGATGCTCCACAGTTCAAAGGAAAGTCTAAAAAGAAAAAACGTGAGATGGCTATTGCTGCTAAACTGAGTAGTGAAGGATTTAAAACTGACATACTGACTGATAGGAAGTATGGTAAGAAGATGGCAGACAAAGATAAAGAGTATAAAGAACGTGATGCCAGAATGAAGTATGGTAAGTCTTATAAGAAGTTTACTTCTGATGCTAACTCTGCAAAGAGTAGATTAAGACCTGGTGAAGTGAAAAAATTTAATAAAGAAACAGGTAAATGGGAGTCAAATAAGGACTGAGACATATATAGTGCAGTTGCACCTAAACAATGCTTGCATTCCTACTCCCACTTGCATCAAAAATTATCACAGATGCTATTTCAAAGATTCCAGAGAATGAAGAACTGGGTGAGAAGATGGTTGAGATCTGTCTTGTTATTCTTGCTAAGGCAGTTAAGTTGACCAAAACTGATATGGATGATCAACTTCTTGAAGTAGTTACTAAGGCAATTAAGTCAAGAGAAGAAGAGTAATTCATAGGAGAGATTCCAATTATGGGGTCTCTCTTTTTTATAAATATTTGATATCAAAGAAATTTTACTAGGGCATAAAAGATGGCACTTTGGGGAAACAACGACAACATTAGTTCGGTAGGTACAGTATCTCTTAATTATGCTACTGGAGTGGTGACTGGTGCTGGAACCTCCTTTGGCACTACTGGTGCTGTTGAGGGTGATGTTATTAGATTTGGAATTAGAGGACAGGGCGGTACATATTTTGGTGATGCAGTAATCGCATCTGTTGCTAGTACTATTTCTGTAACTATTGGTTCTACTATGGGTTTGAGTGGTGCTGCTATTGCATCCACTTCTTTCTCAGCATCACAACTTCCTAAGTCTTCTGTACTTGATTCTAAGTTCAGTGAGGCAGGATATGGAACAGCTGATTCATTGGTTTATGGTGTAAATCAGGCAGGTGGTTTGTTGGGTTCTAACCCTGCTTACTATGGCATGTCAGAAGGTTGGGTTGGTGTTACAACCTATGTTGATGGAGAGGGTAACTTGAGAGTTAAGAAAGAAACTCTGGTTGCTATGTCAGGTATCTCCACAGCACCTGTTGATTTTGCATATCCTACTGCTGAAGCATAATTAGATGTTATTTTCTGAATTGAATGAGGAGAACTTTCTCCTTTTTGCTATTAAACATTATGAAAACCCTCAAGCAGTAACACGTGAGGATTTTGATAAAGACCTTAGTCGCTTTAGGTACGTAAAGCGATTGTTAAAAAGGTACAAGTCAACAGGTGAACTTAAGGTTCACTTGTTGATTAATCATTTTATCATCTTGTATAATATTTTTGGTGAAGCAACTACACCTATGTTGTTTTACAAAATTGATAAGTCTTTATGGTCATGTATCAAGACCTTTGTCATTTTTCTTGACAAACTACCTGAATACCCCCATACTTACATACATGATATTGAGGTTGATAACAATTGTTTAGAGGCTCTTCAGAGGATTTCAAATGGAGAAAAGCAAGATTGATAGATTTGTTGATGCATTTCGCACAGCAATGTATAGTGAATTCAGTGTCTCTGAGGAAGGCATGGTGGCAAATCCTCCTGGGGGATCTGGTGGATTTAGTGGCTCCTCCCCTGCTGCTGGTCCTACTGCTGGTTACGACTCCACTTTAAAATTTGATGGTCGTAATAAGTTTGTAAGGAAAGCAATAAAAGATTTGATGGATAGAAGTCAGAAAAGAAAAGATAAGAAACAATTAAAGAAGGCTATGACGTTCAATCCTTACTTTAAGAGAGATGGAAAGTCAGGAAATTAAGGTTGCAGTATTAGAACAAAAAATTGAAGATTTGAAGCCAATAGTTCTCAGAATTGACAAAGCAATAGAGAAACTATCTGAGGTAAATACTACAGTTAGCAGAATGCTTGCTGTCCATGAAGAACGTATCTCCAAACAAGAAGACATTGACGTTGTACTCTTTGCAAAAATTGACAAACTCCGTGATAAAATGGACGGGGATCATGAGCTCGTATTGCAAAGAATACGTGAATTAGAAAAACGTGTATGGATGGCAGTGGGTGGTCTTGCTGTATTGTCCATTGGGTTGAAGGTCATGACATCCTTCCCTAGGGTCTTGACAAACCCCCCTCCTCTGACTACAATGAGTAGGAGTATTTGAGTAGTGTCATGGATTATATTGATGTTAAATACATCAATCTGATTTCTTCTAGACTATCTAAATTTAAAAAAGTAAAACCAACACTTTACAATTTCAGATGTCCTATCTGTGGAGACTCACAGAAGAATAAGACGAAAGCAAGAGGGTATCTGTACCAGGTAAAGAATAATACTAACTTCAAGTGTCACAACTGTGGCATCAGCATGTCTTTCAATAATTTATTGAAGGAAGTAGATTCAGAGACGCATAAGCAATATATTTTTGAGAAGTTTAAAGATGGTAAGACTGGAAAGAATTTTGTAACTAATGAACCTAAGATTGTTTTTGAGAAACCTAAGTTTGTACAGAAGATCCTTCTTCCTCTATGCAGTGAGGTGGAAAGTGCTAGAACCTATCTACAAAATCGTAAACTTGATCCCACCAAATTTTATTATGCAGAAGACTTTGCAGAGTTTTGTGGTACATTCAAAGGTGTGGATCACGAGTTCTTACGTAAAGAGTCTAGAATTGTCATCCCACTACTCTACAAGAAAAATCTTGTTGGATTCCAAGGCAGAGCACTGACTCCTAACTCTGTTAAATACTTAACCATAATGCTTGATGAAGATGCCCCAAAGATCTATGGACTTGACACAATTGCCAAGAGTGAAAGTTGCTACATTACAGAAGGACCCTTTGATAGCACATTTGTCACCAATGCAATTGCAATGTGTGGCGCTGATGCTGATGTTAGTAACTGGGGGATTAGCAGTCCTGTGTGGATCTATGATAACGAACCAAGGAACAGAGAGATTGTACAAAGGATTTCAAAATCAATCAATTCTGGTCAGTCAATAGTTATATGGCCCTCTTACATTGAAGAGAAAGACATCAATGATATGATTCTGTCTGGACATAATGTTCAAAGTATTATAGAATCAAATACATATTCTGGTTTAGAAGCAAAACTCAAATTTACTACTTGGAAAAAGATATGACCAACGGAACTAAAGTCAAGAAAAGAGATGGAAGAATTGAAGCACTTGACCTAGATAAGATGCATCTGATGGTTGCTGAGGCTTGTGAGGGTCTTGCAGGGGTCTCTGCAAGTCAAGTTGAAATGACGTCAGGTATTCAGTTTTACGATGGAATTACAACTGAAGAGATTCAGGAGATCCTTATTAAGAGTGCTTCTGACCTAATTGATCTAGACCATCCTAACTACCAGTTTGTTGCTGCTAGACTGCTTCTATTCTCTCTTAGGAAGCAACTGTTTGGTAAGATGCATGAACTGCCTGATCTGACAGATCATATTACTAAACTGGCATATGATAATGTCTATGACAAGGATATCTTCAGCAAATATTCTCTTGAAGAAATCCTGAAGGCAGAGACATATGTTGATCACAATCGTGACTACCTATTCACATATGCTGGTTTAAGGCAGGTTGTGGATAAATACCTAGTACAGGATAGAAGTTCTGGTAAAGTATACGAGACGCCACAATTCATGTATATCATGATTGCGTTGACTATGTTCAGAAACTATTCTAAGGACACTAGGATGTCCTATGTTAAGAGGTACTACGATGCCATCTCAAGGCACAAACTCAACATCCCAACGCCAATCATGGCAGGAGTTCGTACCCCCCTTCGTCAGTTTGCGTCCTGTGTTCTGGTTGACGTTGACGATACCTTGGATAGCATTTTTACTTCTGATATGGCCATTGGTCGTTATGTTGCACAGAGGGCAGGCATTGGTATCAATGCAGGTAGAATCCGTGGCATCAATTCTAAAATCAGAGGTGGAGAAGTGCAGCACACTGGTGTTGTTCCTTTCCTTAAAAAGTTTGAATCAACTGTACGATGCTGCACGCAGAATGGGATTAGAGGTGGATCAGCCACCGTGCACTTCCCAATCTGGCACCAAGAAATAGAAGACATTCTGGTCCTTAAAAATAATAAGGGTACAGAGGACAATAGGGTAAGGAAACTTGACTACTCAATCCAACTTTCAAAGATTTTCTACGAACGTTTCATCCAGGATGGAGAGATTAGCCTCTTCTCACCGAATGACGTACCAGGTCTCTATGATGCTTTTGGTACTGATTCATTTGACGATTGCTATGTGGGTTATGAATCAGATCAGTCTATTCCAAGAAAGACTATTGGGGCACAGGAACTTTTCCTAGATCTCTTGAAGGAGAGAGCAGAGACTGGTCGCATTTATATTATGAATATTGACCATTGCAATAGTCACTCTTCCTTCAAGGATAAGATTAACATGAGTAATCTTTGTCAAGAGATTACATTGCCTACTGATCCTCTCAATCATATTGATGAGGAGATGCCTGGTGAGATTGCCTTGTGTATTCTGTCTGCTGTCAATATAGGTAAGATCAAGTCTGATGAGGAACTGGAAGACCTGTGTGACCTGGCAGTCAGGGGTCTAGAAGAATTGATTGACTATCAAGAGTATCCTGTGAGAGCAGCAGAGATTGCTACAAAGGCACGTAGGTCCCTTGGGGTGGGGTTCATTGGACTGGCACACTACCTTGCTAAACTTGGATTCTCTTATGGGTCTCAAGAGGCATGGGATGCTGTTCATGGTCTGTCTGAGTCTTTCCAGTATTACTTACTTAAGTCATCTAACAGACTGGCACAAGAGAAAGGGCACTGCGAATACTTTGGTAGAACTAAGTATTCTGATGGTATTCTCCCAATTGATACATATAAAAAAGAAGTTGATGAAATTAGCAACCAGGAGTTAGTTCATGATTGGGAAGGTCTTAGGGCATCTATCAACACCTTTGGTCTCAGGCACTCAACACTGTCCGCACAAATGCCTTCAGAGAGTAGTTCCGTTGTGTCAAATGCAACCAATGGAATTGAACCACCTAGAGACTACCTGTCCATTAAAAAATCAAAGAAAGGGCCTCTTAAGCAAGTTGTTCCCTCCTTCACTACTTTGAAAAATAACTACACACTTTTGTGGGAAATGCCTAACAACACAGGTTACATAAATGTGGTGTCAGTGATGCAAAAGTTCTTTGATCAAGCCATATCTGGTAACTGGAGTTACAATCCAGAGAATTATCCTAATAATGAGGTGCCTGTTTCACAGATGGCAAATGATCTTTTGACTACATATAAGTATGGTTGGAAGACTTCTTACTACCAAAACACTTATGACATCAAGACTGATGAAGTGGTAGATGAAGAGTCAGACAAATTGTCAAATCTATTAGATGAGTTATCACAAGCCGAGGAGGGAGAGTGTGAATCCTGTGCAGTTTAAAGTGTCACCAGTTAATGGTAAGAATATTATGAATGAAGTTAAAGGCATGACAGTCTTCAACTCTGAAGTGCATGATGCCAAGAAACAACCTATGTTTTTTGGCAAACCACTTGGAATTCAAAGATATGATTCGTATAAGTATCCTATCTTTGATAAACTAACTACACAACAGTTAGGATACTTCTGGAGACCAGAAGAAGTATCACTTCAAAAAGATAGAGCAGACTATCATACATTGAGACCAGAACAGAAGCATATCTATACTTCTAACTTGAAGTATCAGATCATGTTGGATTCTATTCAAGGACGTGGTCCTGGTATGGCATTCATTCCTTACTGTTCTCTTCCTGAACTGGAAGCATGTATGGAAGTGTGGGGATTTATGGAGATGATCCATAGTCGTTCATATACTTACATCATTAAGAACATCTATCCAGATCCTAGTGACATCTTTGATTACATCATCACAGATGAAAGGATCATGGAGAGAGCAAAGAGTGTTACAGAATCTTATGATGAGTTTATCAACAGTGCTCAACAGTGGGGAACTGGTGATATGTGGTCCAGTGAGTATATTGGTTCACCATCTAGGGAGTACACTATCAAAGATGTCAAAAGAAAACTCTACAGAGCAGTTGCCAACGTTAACATTCTTGAGGGTATTAGGTTCTACGTTAGTTTTGCTTGTTCTTTCGCCTTTGGTGAACTCAAACTCATGGAAGGAAGTGCAAAGATCATCTCACTAATTGCAAGAGATGAGAACCAGCACCTTGCAATCACTCAAAACATTCTAAACAAATGGAAGAAGGGTGATGATCCTGAGATGAAGCAGATCATGAAGGAAGAGGAAGAGTGGACCTATGCTATGTTTGACAGAGCAGTCAATGAAGAGAAGAGATGGGCAGACCATCTGTTCAGAGATGGTTCTATGATTGGTCTTAATGATGTTCTTCTCAAGCAATATGTTGAGTGGGTTGCAAATCGTAGACTGAAAGGCATTGGTCTTAAACCTGTCTATGATGTAGCAGCATCTGCTAATCCCCTGCCCTGGACACAGCACTGGATCTCTTCTAAGGGACTCCAAGTTGCTCCACAGGAGACAGAGGTTGAGAGTTATGTAGTTGGAGGCATCAAACAGGATGTACAAAAAGACACCTTCTCAGGATTTCAACTCTAAGAAGGAAGCAAAGATCCTGGATGATTGGATGTTTGGGGTTGACGATACATATTATGAGGAACAACAAATGAAATGTGTGAATACGACAACCCCTGGACCTATATGGGCTCCCCTTTTAGTGGGAGCGATGTTAGGGATAACTTTGGTTTTGTTTATCTCATTACCAATCTCACAAACCAACGACAGTACATTGGGAGAAAGTATTTCTGGTCTTTTAGAACGCCTAAAGGAAAGAAACGCAAAGTAAAACAAGAGTCTGATTGGAGAAAATACTATGGTTCATGTCCTGAATTAAAAGAGGATGTGGATAAACAGGGAAAGGAATTCTTCAAAAGAGAAATCCTTTCCCTTCATAGTACCAAGGGTAAGGTGAACTTTGAGGAGACAAGGCAACTCTTTCTTAATAATGTCTTAACAGAGTCTCAAGATGGGACTCCTAAATATTACAACTCAAACATTTTATCAAGATATTTTAGGAAAGATTATTTTGAGGGTTGACAAACCCACCTTGGTATGCTAGTGTAGATTGAGTTTGCTGATGAGTTGATTTTTTTATTCTTATGTCCAGACAAATTTTAAGCACCTTCTTTATAACCTGTGGTCTCCTTGCATCCTGTGCGCCACAAGTTCCTTCTAACACTGTGAATGCATCTGTTGATGACACAGCAAAGGAGATTGTAGAAGTGGAGCAGAGATTTAAGTGCCCTTCTTGTTCTCCTAATGAAAAAGTTGCTCTTGATTTTCTTCAAGACAGAGGCATCAAAGATAAGTATGCTCTTGCTACTGTGATGGGTAACATCAAACAAGAGTCTAAGTTTATCTCTAATATTTGTGAGGGTGGAGCAAGAGTATCATATGAGAACTGTCTCTATGGTGGTTATGGATTAATCCAATGGACTACATTGAATAGGTATATGGGTCTAGGTAAGTTTGCTAGCAGGTATGATTGTGATCCTAGTGAACTTACTTGTCAATTGAGATATATGTATACTGAACCTCAGTGGATTAAGGCATCAGAGACCTTCAAGACACCTGGTTTGACTGTTGACATATACATGAATGCAGCATATTATTGGTTAGGTTGGGGTATTCATGGTAATAGGACTCACTATACCAACCAGTTTGTAAAATTGATTTCTTAACATAAACCTATATACAATGCATGATATGAAAGTTACTAACAATGTTATGAACCTTCTTCAGAACATTAAAGGTCTCTTCAAACCAGAAAATAAGCAGGTTTTTGAGACAGTTGTAGATGATGATCAAGATGTGTATGAGTCAGATAGATATGTTGGTGTTCCTGCCTCTGTTATTGCACCAATAGATGAATGGTTTAATGAACCTATCCTGACTGATAATATGCAGGACTATATGATTCAAGAAACAGAAATCAAACAGCAATCACATGAAGATGGGACTGAAGACATTCATCAATTGATGTATGAGATTGCAACTAGTAGTGGTAAAACTACCCTTCAACTTGACCCTACAGACAGTTGGAATTCTGGCATAGGCAGTTGACAGACCACTCCCTTAGGTCTATAATATAAGGGTGGTTGAGAGACCACTGCTGTGCTCCCCTTGCTAGTTCAGGAGTAGAGGCGATAGGAACTAGCACTTGTCTCAGTAGCTCAGTGGAATAGAGCATCGCTCTTCTAAAGCGTTGGTCGCTGGTTCGAATCCAGCCTGAGACGTTAGGAACTTGAGACGTTCCAACCAAAGGTGCCACTAATACTTGGTGGAATCAACCCTCTTTGGATGTTCAGGGAGGATCCCTGTCCTACTCCATTGCAAACTGTCAGTATGTTAGGGTTTAAAAAATGCCCCATAGCAAGCATACTGATAAGTGTAGTGTCATTCCTCTATAGCTCAGTTGGTAGAGCAGGTGACTGTTAATCACCCTGTCCCTGGTTCGAGTCCAGGTGGAGGAGCCTGGGAAATTAGCTCAGGGGTAGAGCACCTGCTTTACACGCAGATTGTCACAAGTTCGATCCTTGTATTTCCCATTATGAATTATCCTATTATCTTTAAAAATGTCTTACCAGTAAAAGATTTCATATCTATGCAGGATGAACTTGAGGATTGGGTCTTTGGTAATAGTAGCGATAGTGAAACTGAGGATCAATCAAGGGTATTTTTTGGTCAGCAAGATAGAAGAAGTAAGATGACATTTTGCCAAGCATCAACTACCATATCTTTAAAAATAAAAAGATATTTAAAGGAAGATCTTAAGTTAATTAGATTGCACTCTGGTGGTAAGTTATTTGGTACAAGACCTGAATTTCATATAGATTATAAAGAACTTGATAAATGTTATACATTTGTTCTATTTGCTAACACTAATTGGAATACTAATTGGGGAGGTGAGTTTATTGCTCAGGAACCAGAATCATCTGAGTACAAATATGTCTCATATATACCTAATAATGGGGTTTTGATACCAAGTCATTGGCAACATACTGGATCACCCCCATTAACTCCTGAGGCTGGTATAAGAAAAACTGTTGCCTTTATGTATACACCTCAATCAAATTACAAAAATTTTTGTGAATTAAATCCATCTCATACAATTATTGCCTAGGAGGTTAAATGTTGAATTATGATTACTATTAGATGTAAAGAATGTAGAAAGGAATTGACAAGCACCAGTAAAGTTCAGTTCTGTGGATGCCCAAATCAAATGAGTATCGTTGATAACAAGATTGGTGCTATTGATTTAGAGAAAGTTGTAATGGTGACCAATGATGTTGAGAGAAAGATTGATAGTCATTTCTCTAGTCAGGAACTCATCTATCAGGAAGAAAGACGTAGACGTAAAATTAAAAGAATGGAATTTGAGGAGAGATAGATAACATGTCACATAGATTTGATGAGATCAAACCTGACCATAATATCACTAAGCAACAGTGTCAGGATATGATTGACAAAGCTATTGACAAGCATAATAAAACTGCTACACTTATAAGTGCCTGCATAGGAACAGTATTGCTCTTTTTCTATGCACATGGCCTTTTAAAAGTAATAGGTTATTGGTAATGGAAGGATGGCAGAGTGG